CTGTAGAGTCTAATTTGTATAGGTTTGTTTCGCTACCAGCAAAGATACTTGTAGTTCCATCAGGGTTTCTACCAGCTACGACATTGTTCAAATTCTCAGAAGCTGATTGTGAATAATCCACAGCAGATGGAATAGCTCCATAGCCAATAGCCTTAGAAAAGACATTATTAGCCTTTACCAATGCACCTGTCACAGAAGGCTGGTCTGGAAGCCACTCGCCAAAAGTTATTCTTTGATTCATTTATTTACCCATTGTTCTGTGCCATTAGAGACAGATGTCCATCCAGCAGAGCTTATTGATACATCTGTCCAAGAATCATTGCTTGCACTTAAATCTGTCCAGTTAGGAGTCTCAGGAGTTTCAGGAGTCCAAGACTCTGAGCCAATCTGATCTAAAGTCCAATTATCCCCTAATATTCTACCTACACAACTAACAGTAGCTGAGTTACTAATTGAGCCTGATGCGCTAAATACTGCAATTGCTGTGCCTGATACTGTTGCAATGCCTGTAATCTCTGCCGAGCCTGAGTATTCAACACCGCCCAATGCTGTAACTGTAGATAGTCCATTGATTGCTCCAGTAGAAGTTCTTATCCTGATAGAGTCCGCAGATACAGTACCACTTGCAGATATTGAGCCAGCACCAGATAAAACTCTTGCGCCATTCGCTGTAACTGTTGCACTAGCTGTAATTGAACCAGCTCCAAATCTATCTCTATAACCATTCGCTAAAACATTCGCTGTTGAGTTTATTGAGCCTGTGCTAGTCCTTACCCTAATCGAGTCGCTAGAAACTGTTGCAGAGGCTGTAATCGAGCCTGAAGCGAATCTAATGACATCTGCATCTGCTGTTACTGTAGCTGTGCATGAAACTGCGCCTGTAGAAGTCCTAATCCTTACTGAATCAGAAGCAACACTAGCAGTTCCTGTAACACTTCCTGCACCAAATCTATCCCTAAAGGCATTGGCTGATACTGTAGCTGTAGAGCTAACAGAGCCATCGCCATAATAAATCCAAGTGCCAGCCTCATTGTAATAAGGACTATCTAATGAAAAAGCCAGCCCATCTATGCTTGTGCTAAATAAATCTAGCTGTTCAAGACTAAATGGTGATTGAATATCTGCTGGCATGATTCATCAAGCCAAAGTTACTGATAAGCTACCTATTGCAATCTTGAAAATATCGCCTGTTTCAATAGTCTTAGAAGTATCCAAGGCTGTATGGAATAGTAGGTTTCCAGAGCTAGAAGCATCATGGATGCCGATATAGGCAACAGTACCCCAGTTACCTGTAGCCTGTGGGAACTCTACTGCTGCGCTGTTAGTAGTCACACCATTGCTAGGTGAACCAAAAGTAACAGCAGTACGAGCATAAGAGCCACCTGATACTTCAGTACCAGAACCAGCATCTGTAGGATCGCTAGTAAAAAGACCTACATAAACTGTAGTAGGGCTTGTGTAGCTTGTATTGCGGAGAACTGCATTAATTACTGCATTTTCGAGATAATTACTCATTTCTGCCATGATTTTTCCTTATCTTGTAGCTAATTTCATTGTAAGAGGGACACCGCTATATTCTGAACCTTCGTCAGAAGTAGAGATTGCATTAATTGCTCGGTCATACAGACTAATCCATAATTGAACCCTAGCATCATTGATTAAATATGGCTCTGCCTCTACCAATGCACCATATAACAAAGCATCAGGATAGTTAGCCAAAAAGACATTAGAAGTATTTGTGCTACTTAGAATAGTAGGCTTTGCATAGTAAAGAATCTCTAGTGTGTATGCAAAATCAGGAATCGGAGCAAACAAGAACTCTGAAGCCAATACTGTATAAAACACAGGTAAGCCAGACTCATCTGCCCTAGCATCTCTTGTGAAGGCACTAGGAGCTAGATAAGTAACAGGCATCCTTGGGTTACCATGGATATATAAATCTCTTACTTCTATAAAGTCTGTCGGCAAAGCTACCTTGCCATCACCACTTGTCATAGGAGCAGTAGCAGACTTCAACATCTTTCTAGTCTTTAACTCTCTAGCTAATCTAGTTTCAGCCAAAGTAATAAAGTCAGGGATCTGAGTTGTCAAGTCTGTTCGACCCAAATAGTTTGCTATTGTGGTCTGTAAGTCAGAATAATTAGTAAATGCCATAGTTTCCTCTAGCTAATATCATGCCAGCCATAAGTATAATTTCCGACATGACCTATCTCTTGAGACAAATCATGGTCTATAAAAGTTTCAATCCCTGCATCTTTTGCCTTGATACAGAAGTAAATATCCTCACCTAAGAGCTTATTCTCAGGCAGTAATTCAAAGAAGAACCAAGGCTTAGGAATAGTGGTTAGTGTGTGCTTACTTATTAGCATAACACCACAGCCAATGCCATCAGCCTTTTCTATTCCTGTCTTGTTCTTAGAAGATATTTGCTTCCAGTTGCAAGTTCCATCTTCCTCGATCTCTAGTGTCTTAGCAGTAGCCTTGACTGGTACAGAGCGAGTTGTTGCATTTACCCCAATAATTCCCTTGTTATGCTTTAGTAGCCTTTCAAGAGTGTCTTTAGGGAATCTCATATCAGCATCAATAAACAAGACATAATCTGCGCCTTCTTCTAGGGCTGACTCGACCATATTGTTTCTTTGGTCAAATATCAGAGTACCCATAGAGGTATACAGATTAACTTTGTGTTTTGTATTTCTTGCGACATGATTGACCATTCGAGCTAGGTCAAAAGCTGTTCCTACTTCCATCTGTCCTCTAGCTGGGATGCAGATTGCGATAGTAGCCATTAAACAATACCCCCTCGAGTTCTAAACACTCGGTTCTCAGGATCGTTTAACCATCTTTTTAGTGCTGGCATATCAATGACTTGATAGCCTTTCATAATTTTTTTCTTGTTTAGATCACCAATAATCTCTGGTGGAATACAAGCTATATGATTCTTAGGGTCATAAGGAGTATCACCCCAGCCTTTAGAACCACTATTCTCTTTATATGCTTGCTTGGTAGCCTCTGCAAAACCACTTAGGTCTAGCTTAGTTTCAATGATAAGACCGCCATCTCCATCAGAGTAAGCAGTTTTATTTTCCCCAAAATCACCCAGTAATTTTGACAATTAATTCTCCAAGAAAAGGGGGCAGTTTCCCACCCCCAATTCTACTCACTTATTAACTTGCTGACAAGTCAAATACACCGCCATGAGCGCCTTCGTTCTTAACTTCAAGAGTCAATTCAGCCAAGATTTGAGTCTTTTCTGAGTCGCCTGATTTAGCCAAGTCGATAGTTTGGAATGGGCGCAAATATGCTAATGCTGCATATTCAGGATCAAGTACCAAAGCATCACGGGTACGCATGAAACGGTTAGGAACAATGCTGATTACACCGAAGTCAGACTGATAAAGGTCTGCACCAGCCAAGATTGTAGCTTGACCAGATGTAGGAACTTGGTAGCGTTGAGCTGCCAAACCTGCAAAAGATGAAACTACTTGCTTCAATGCTGGAGAAACAAACAATGTTGATGGTGTGCCACCAGAAGTAAATACCTTAGCAACTACATCCTTAAGCATAGACTCTTGGAAAGTACGAGTTGTACCATCTGTACGAGTAGATACACCGATAGTTGTAGGGTCTGCACCAGCAGTAGTACCAGAACCTTTGTTTGTGTTTGTCTTGATGTAAGACAACAATGAACCCATAACACGGGCTGTTGAGCTATTACCAGCAGACTGACCTTGGTTAGCTGTGATGATGCCTTCGATGTCTCGCTTCAATTCAGCAGAAGCCTTAGCCAATTGGTAAGCCTTTTCTGATTTGCGACCAGCTTTGTCTACAGCTTCCAAAGTACCAGAAACTTGCACAGTCTTACCAACGATCTGTGTGTAGTTACCGATACGAGTTGTTGCTGACAAAGTTGCAGCAGTAGCATCAGCACCTTCAACAAGTGCATTGCTTGTGTTTACAGATGCCAAAGCATCAGTTTGCCACTCATGGTAAACAGCTTTAGCTGATGTCTTACCAATAGATGACATAATAGGTGTGTCTTGTGGGCTAATGTTGTAAATTACATCAGATAGATCTTCACGAGCGCCAACGGCATCGTATCTTGTAAATGTAGGCATTTCTAATTTCCTTTAAATAAATTTTTCAAATAGTTTAGCTGCATCTGACTTCTTGCCAGATTGCTTGAGTCTTTGCATCTGTTTCTTAGTTGCATCATTCTCAGCATTAACCTGACCGCCATTTCCAGCCCTTAGAGTCTTAGGAGCATCATTAACCTTTTTAGTGGCTACTGACTTGCCCTTCATCAACTTTTCATACTGCATAGCTTTATAAAGCGTTTGAACTGCTCTTGCATCATATACATTGGCTAGTTCTTGGTCTGAGAAACCGATTGACTTTGCATAAGCTCTAATGTCTTTGCGAGCCAAATCTGCTTTTACCTCATCCCTAAACTCAGGAATCCACTCCTTGAGCTTTTGTGCTTCTAAAGCTAAATGATTTTTTAGCTGTTCTTGCTGTTCTTGCGACTGCTGTTGAGCAATGCGCTGTTTCTCAGCTTGAACTGCTTGCAATTGCTTTTCTCTTTCTGATCTCTCTGCAACCTTGATGGCATAGCCAATTGGGTCTGACTCTTTTAATTCGGCTAGATTCTCATTGTCAGCAGGCTGATTGAGCATCTGTTCGATTACTTGGAGTCTTTGAGCATAAGTATCTCGCAACTGCTTGGCTTCTTCGATTCTCGCTCTCTCTGCTTCCACAGCCTTGCGAGTCTCAGCTAAAGCCTGAGTTTTCTTTGTGTAATCTTTTGTGCGACTGTAACCTTGCTGAAGCTCCTCTAAGGTGACCTCAATTTCTTCATTGTCTACTTTGACTTTGAATCGCTGTGGTTCTTGGGTTTCTTCTTCTTGGTATTCAGTTTCTTCTGCATTTTCATCTGTGTAGTCCTCTGAACCTTCCTCTGATTCTGCTGAATACTCAACTTCCTCAGATTCTTGCTCTTGCTGGTCTACCTCTGGTTGAGCTTGCGCTTCCTCAGTAGGTGAGTCCATCAAAGACAAAAATGCACTAGCTGCTTCGTTTACACTAACACTTCCATTAGGATTGGTGTTTTCACTCATTGTATTTACCTTTTATGGTAGTTAAAGAATCTTCCACTTCTTAGCATTAATCTGCTTATCATCTGCGATAGCTTGGATTGCTGCCTCGAACTCCTCAATAGCTCTTAGTTTGATTAAAGACTTCTCTCGAAAATCAAAATCATTCTCAGCACTATTGAATATGTTGTTTTTATACAACACTTTTTGGTTTTCCACAAGCTCCATGAAAAACTCATCAGTTAAATAAATATTCGCTCTTTCAGATTTGTTCATAGATTAGGAATATTTGGTGTGTTAGTTAATTGTGCGCCAACTTGCATAGCTTTCAACTGGGCTTCGGCTTGGAACTCGGCAGTCTTTAGCTCTAAGTCAGCCATTGCTTTCTCTCGCTTCAACTGGATTTCTGCCTGTGCCTTCTGTTGTTGCAACATCAAATCAGCTTCTGCCTTCTGTTGTTCAAGAGCCATCTGTTGCTGTGCCTTGGCTTGGTCAATCTGCATCTGAGCTTGAGCTTGAGCCATATAAGCCTGTACCGCAGGATCTACTGGAGCTTGCTGTGGCTGTGGGTTAGCAATTTGTTGCTCTAACTCTGGTGGGATTTCTTTGAAGAACTCACTACTGTCTTTATATCCAGCAGCTTCAATAAAGCGACCTAGAGTTTCTCTATATTGTGTCAATGTCACTAGTGGGTTGTTAAAGCCCTGAGTGCCTAGAATCTGCTCTTGCTTCTGTAGAACCAAAGCCACCATAGCCATCTGCTCTTGTTTGTTACCTGTGCCAAGACCGACATTGATAGAGACATCAAAGCCATTAGTCCACTCTCTTGGATCGATAGAAACATACTTGCCTCTTAAGCGAATGACTCGAGCCTTGTCTTGGTACTTGCATAAAAGCTGAAGAATCTTCTGGAACAAGTCTTTTACACCTGTTTCAGCAAACAATCGAGCAATCATCTCAATCTTACCTGCTGCTGCGCTTTGAACTGCTGCAACTGCTGTAGCTGTAGCATTTTGCAAGATATTAGGATCTAGACCTTGCTGTGCATCATTAACACCTGTGCGCTTAGACTGAACTGAGTCTAGGTATTGCAACATTGGGAATGATTGGCTTGCAGTAGCTGGAACTGTCAAAGGAACAATTGCATTAGGATTCTTAATGCGAACTACTCCACCTGCTGTAACGGTTAGCATATCGTCTAGGTTTACTTGACCTTCAACAACACCCATGCGAGCATTGTTTGTAAGGTAAAGGTTATCTAGGATTTGGCGAGTAACTGTAGACTTAATTAATTGCAAGTCCATTGTTCTGTCTGCCAAGCTATGACCATAGAACTTGTGTGGCATAGGAATAGGGCAGATTGAAGCGAATGGCACAAAGTCCACTTCTTCATCGTCTAGAATCTCTCGACCTGCATAGAACACCTTACGAAGTTCTGCAATGCCATCGCCATCCATATCAGCTTTGATATAGCACTCATAGACCTCAATTTCTTCCATTGATGGGTCAATAGTGTTGTTATCGTCAGGATTCTCACCATTGCTAAAGCGAGCAGTTCTTTCCTGTGTATAAGTTAAGTCAGACCAAGTTGGTAGGGTTTCTACTACATCTTTTGCGAACTTCATTGCAATTAGCTCAGAGCGAGTAATTAGCCTTCTATGAGCAACAAAAGGAGAGTCGGCAATAGTGCGAGCCTTCTTGCTGATTAAGAACTCCTCTGGTGGGACATTCTCAACTATAACCTTGCCATTCTTGTTTGTGCGCTTGAGTGTGACATTGTATAAATTGATAGCCAAAGTAGGGATACCAGTCATGGCATCAACACTAGCTGGTAATGCTTCTTCCATACTTTGACTAACCACTTCTACCTGTGGATCTGCCAAAAGCATGGTCAATTCTTCTTAATTCAAGCCTTTGTATTTCTCTTTAGTTACATCAGTCTGCTCATCCCAATAGACCTTGACAATACCATTCTTCTGCAACAAGGCATCCTTGAACCAGTTATGGAATAGGATTACACCTTCGTTATCATGGTTTAGAACCCAATTGACATACTCAGTAGCTTGTTTAGCCTTTTCCTCGTCACCTTGAGATTTAGGCTCAAAGCGAACCATCTCGTCAGATTGAGTGAAAACCCTTAGTAATTGTGGCAATGCACCATCAACTACTTCAGCTACTTCACCAGTAACAATCTGTGAGCGACCTTCTACTTCGTTACCATACGGTTCACGATTGTAGTATTCAAGAGCCTTAGATCTCTCATCAGTAGTGTCTGTTTGAATATAGCCAAGAGAGTTATCAATCTCTGAGTCTAGTATTCCTTTGAGTTTTTCTTGATCCATTAGACGATCCATTTAGTGTTAATTTTAAGGGACTTATTCCATTCGTTAGGCTTCTCATCAAGCCCTACTGCCACATACCGCCAAGCATCGGCAGCGTGAGAATGTTGGTCATGCAAAGGTTTATCGCTAAACATCTTAGTATCAGGGTCTACAGCATATCTGTAGTGTCTTAAAGCCTGTAATCCTTCAGCGCATCTGTTCTGGTCAAAGTAGCATCTGTTCATTAGCATACGAGCAGAGTTAATACCATCAGCAATGGACAGTTTAGGAGTTATCCTAACTGGTAATCCCATGCCTTCAATAATCTCTTTAGTGCTTCGACCTGTCATATTCTTGTGTTCTGCATCATGGGGTAACCAATGATCTCTATAGGTATATCCCTTATTCTGAAGCACTTGGACATAATGGTCAATGGTTTTCTGACAGTTCTGGTAGAAGTCTATGATTCTTACCTCACCACCTGATACTGTTTGCACAAACCAAATAGATGTCATATCAGACCATCCTAAGTCCCAGAAGGTTGAAACGGGTATAGAGTTGTCTACTTGGACATCCTTAATTCTGTTTTCTTCTTGAGCCTTTCTTAGCTCATTGGCATAGACTGCGCCATCTAAGACCTGTCTTGTATTACCTTCCCAGACATTGAGATAGGCATCCATATCTCTAGCCTTTAGATCTTCCATCTCATCTCTTAGGACTGTAGGAAACCAAGGATTGTCAGAGTAATTAACCTTAACTACTTTGGCATTGCTAGGTGGCACTACTACAAACCTCTTGTAAGTCTCGTCTGTATCTAACTCAGGGTTGAAAGTAATCCAAATCTCTGAGTTTTCTTTACGGATTGTGGGAATCAATACATCCCAACTAGACTTAGAAGTGGTCTGTGCTTCTTCTACCCAACAGACATCCACACCCTCAAAAGACTTAATCTTTGTGACATTGTGCTTCAGACCTGCGAACAAGAACTCTGTCCCATTCTTGCCATAAATCGCTGTGTTCTGTACCTCATAGAATGACTCTAGATTGAGCTTTCTAATCTGGTCTGCTAACAAGGCATGAACTGAGTCGCTAATAGAGTTCTGAAATTCTCGAGCGCATAGTATTCTTAATGGCTTCTGTGCGCCTAAAGCTAATAAAGCTATGGCAGCACCCCAAGATTTACCTGAACCTCGACCACCATAAGCCACCTTGTATCTGTGTGGCTCAAACAAGAAGCTCATCTTCTCTGGTAACTCTAGATTGAGTTCACTCATTCAGGCTTCTTTAAATTGATATTGATGCTAGTTACTGTCTCGATTGCTCCACCATCCAAGCCAGACATCTCTGTAACTTGAATAGCTTTACCATCTACTCGATCCATGATTTC